TGCACGTCGCGAAAACCGCCGAGGACCGGTTCGAGTCCGTCACGATTGACGTCCTCGCCGACCTGCCCGGCCTGTTCCCGCAGGTCCTCGGACGTGACATCGGCGACCGGATCACCGTCATCCGCCGGCCGCTCAACATGGCACCGGTCGTCAAGGACTGTTTCATCCGCGGGATCACGCACACCATCTCGGCGGTCGACTCGACGTGGGTCACCCGGTGGGACCTGCAGGACGCGGGCGCTTACGGCGGGTTCCTGATCCTCGACTCGCCGACGTCAGGGCTGCTGAACACTAACGTGCTCGCCTACTAGAGGAGAACGCCGATGGCGATGAAGGTCTGGAACACCGGCGACGTCCTCTCCGCCGCTGACCTGGACACCTGGGCGATCCCCCGTGCCGTCGTCAAGCCAACCGACGAATCCGTCACCTCGTCCACCACCCTGCAGGCCGACAACGACCTCGTTCTCCCGGTTGACGCGAACGGCACCTACCGCCTCGACATGTACCTCGATTATGAGGCCGCGTCCGGCGGTGACCTGAAAATGGGGTTCACGTTCCCCGCCGGGCTGCTGATGCGCTATCACCTGGTCGGCACCGACAACTCCGGGAACCCCTATACCGGGTCGACGAACATCCAGACGTCGAACCCGATCGTGAACGGCGCCGGCGCGGCGGTGCTGCGCGGCGCGTCGTTCCGCGGCACCGTGGTCACGACCGGGACGGCGGGGAACCTGACGCTGACGTGGGCGCAGAACGCGTCGAACGCGACGTCGACGATCGTCCACCAGTACAGCCACATGATGCTGACCCGCCTGGCCTGACACCCGCCGGCGTGACCCTCCCGTCACTCTCGCCGCATACGATTAAAGGGCAGGTGAACGGGGCGCGCGGGGAGGCACGGTGAGCGAACCTCAGCCACCCGGCGCCTGGCGGGGCGCCGCAGAGCCGGATCCGTCGTACCGGGCCGTCGAGCAGCTGCGCGAGGCTATCTCTAACCTGCGCGAACTGGTCGAGACCCGGCTTGACGCCGGGGACATCGCCGTCAAGCTCGTCGCTGAGCGCCTCGATGCCATCCCGGAAGCCTCCGAGCGCCAGCGCCAGCATCTGCACCAGGAAGTCAGCGCCGAGATTCAGGCCCTGCGCGAGCTGCTGGAATCCCGGCTGTCCGCGATGGACAAGGCCACCGAGCTGCTCGCTGCCACGGTCGGCCGGGTGCCGTCCGACACCGACAAAGCGGTCGGCGCCCTGCGCGAGCTGCTGAGCGCCCGGATCGACGGCATGGACACCGCCACCAAGCTGCTCGCCGACACCGTCGCGAAGCTTCCCAGCGACGTCGACCGGGCGGTGGCCAGCGCGACGACCATCATGGACGCCCGGCTGCAGAACGTGCAGGCCGTCATGCTGGAGAAGTTCGACGCGGTCGGGGGGACGTTCGCGTCCAACGCGCTGGCGCTGACTGCGGCCCTGGCCGCGCAGAAGGAGGCAGCGGCGGAGTCGGTCAAGTCGAGCACCCTGGCTATCGACCGGGCGAACGCCGCCACCAAGGAAACGATCGCGGCTAACGCCGCGCAGACGACCAGCGCCATCGGCTCGCAGGCCGCGACGATCGCCGACCTGAAGGACCGGGTGGTCCGGCTGGAGAGCGGCGGGGTGGCCACCGTCGCGGCGCACGCCGAGGAGCGGGCCGACCGCGGCGAGTCACGGCTGAACCAGGGGCAGCTCATCGCGTTCGCGGTGCTGATGGTCGCGGTGCTCAGCCTGGTGCTGCTGTATGCGACGAAGAAGTAGGCGCTAGGATTGGCGCCCGAGGGGTGTGATTGGCGGCTGGGGCCGTCTCCGGCTGAAGACCGGGGGCGGCCCCGGTTTTCGCGTCTAGCCGGTGCGGATGATGTGCGCGACGAGTTCCGGGCTGCACCCGACCGCCTTCGCCAGCGCCGGGTACGTCCACGCCGCCGGGTCCTCGGCGCGGAGCTGCCGGATCAGCCGGTCCCGCTGTGCCCGGTGCCGCGCCGCCTGCCCGGTGAGCCCGCCGGATTCGCGGTGATGCTCCCGGGCCTGCTGCGCGCGGATGTCCACGATCAGATGTCGCCGCGGGCGAAATCAGCGAGCAGTGACGGGACCGCGGAGTCGAATCCGGCGACGTCCAGGGTGCCGGGGTCGTCCGGGTCGGCGATCGTGAAATCGGTGGCGGTCATCCCGGTCACCGACATGCGCGCGGGGATGCCGGTCTTCTCCCGGTACTCGCGGAGCGCCTGATGCGGGTGGATCCGCCCGGCCCACGTCTCGTTATCGGTGTAGACGGCGAAGTGGTCGATCTCCCAGCCCTGGCCAAGCGCCGCAATCATCGGCAGCGCGCAGTCAGTGCCGCCGAACCGCAGGTTCGACACCGCGCGGATCGCGTCATCGAGCCGTCGCCGCGGGCTGATGTCCAGAACGGACAGACCGGTCGTGAACCCCGTGATGAACGTGTGCGGCTCCGTGGCCGCAGTCACTAGCGCCAGCGCGGCGGTCGCCTCCCGGCACGTCAGCGGCAGACCGGACGCAGCCTGCGTCATCGACCCGGACACGTCCAGCGCCAGCATCGTCCGCTTCCTCGCGGGCTCGACCGCCGCGAACGCCGCATAGAACGCCGCGTCGAGCGCGTCGGTGATCTGCGGGACCGGCTGCCATTCAGCGTCGCCGCGGGCACTGCGACCGGAGGCATAGGTACGCAGCGCGACTAGGACGTTGACCGGGTGCACGCGGGCCTTGATCAGTCGTTCCCGGTCGGCTAGCTGCGCGGTCGCGATGGCGGTTCCGGCGGACATCGGAGTGAGGACGCTGAGCCGGGTCAGCCGCGGAAGCTGGCGCATCAGCGCCGTCTGCGGCATCCTGGCCGCCAGCAGCGCCACCCACACCGCGGGCTCAGTCAGCGCAGCATCCGGCAGCATCTCCCACGATAGCTCCGGATACGCCGCGATCAGTCCAGTCCACTCGCCCGCGGTTGTCGCGGCCTGCGCCTTGATGAATGCCTCGACCAGCGGCAGTTCCGCGAGGTCGGCCTCCCGGCCGCAGATGTAGTCAAACAGCGCCCGGTGCGCGCCGGTCCCGGCCGGGTGCGACAACCGCAGCAGGTCCCGGTGCGTCCAGCCTTCCCGCTGCCGGTACTTCAGCGCCTGGTAGGCGGCCTGGCCCGGCTCTTTGGCAAGGTACCAGTCACCGACGGCGCGGCGCAGTCCCCGGCCCCAGCCGCGGAACTGCTGCACGTACCGGGCGAACAGGAACAGGTGCGTGCCGGTGCGGGCGACCAGCGGCAGCGCGTTCAGCGCCGCCCGGCGTCCGGGAGTATCGCCGAGGGACGCGGCGGCGGCGAGCGCGAACAGCGCCGGGTTGTTCCGCGGCGCGCGCCCGGCCTGCGAGACCGTCACGATCTCAGTGACCAGGGCGGCGGCGTCTTCCCGCGCCCAGCCGAGGACGACCGCGGCGTTCTGCGCGGTGATGTCCCGTTCCGAGGCGTAATAGGTGCCGCCGTCGGTGCCGAGGGTCAGGAACCGGTGCAGCCGCGCCGTCTTCCCGGTGGTGAACGTGAACCCGCCAGCCGAGTTGGGGACCTGCCGGGGGTCGGCCTGGACGGACTGGGGCGTGGCGCGGGTGGAGATAGACGCGAGGGGGTCGGGCATGACTGGCCTTCCCGGAGGGCCTGCGGGCGTGTGAATGACTGCCGCGGTTCTTAAGCAGAGAAGCGACTGTCTCCGGCCCGCAGGGGCCTCCAGCATCAGGGACGGGCATGTGAATGCAAACCGGAAGCTCCATCCACCCGTTGAGATGGATGCCACGCCGGGAACCGCGACCCTTGCGGGGGCGGCTGAGCGGATTCGAACCGGTAACCGGTCTGCCTCGGCCCGTCTTCAGTTAGGTGACGGATGTGGGATGCGAACCGGGTTTAGCGCTCTAGGCCGCTGAGCTAACCCCCGAAGGGGTCCGGGATTCGAACCCGGGTCTCTCTCCTTTATCGGTAACCGATTCACTTCGACCCGTCACCCCGGACTGTAACGCATTACAGGCAGGTCGTCAAGCCAGTTCGCGTCTACGCCCACGTCGGGTCAAAATCCGGATGGTCACCGTAGACGGCAGTCATGATCCGGAGCAGCGCAACGCTCTCGACTAGCGGATCATGCCCGGTCCCCCACTCGGCGTCGATCTGGTCTTCCATGCGGTCCATCGCCGGGACGATCTCAGCGAGGATCTTCCGCTTCGCTTCGACCTCGCGGAGCACCCGCGCCGGATCATGCCGGGCGATATGCGCAGCCGTAGCCTGGTTGAGTCCCGGCCCCGCAACCGGCGTGAAGGATAGTGGCACCGTAGCGATGAGCCAGTCGGACGGGTCAAGGTCGTCCCGAGCGTAAGCGGAATGCCAATGCCCGGACTGCTCCGGAGCCGCCTCCTGTGCCCTCAGCGCCGCCACTTCGTCTTCGCCGAGCCGGGCGTTCAGGAACGCCACCAGGTCACTCATCGTTGATCTCTCCGTATGTGCGCTCGAACTTCACCATCTCCGGCCGCGGGACGTAGATCGTGATCGTGTCGCCCGGCTGCCGCCAGGGCTCGGAGGTTTGTTCATCCTTGCGGTAGATGTGACCGATAGCCCGGTTACAGTCCGACCACGCCTGCACGGCGTCCATCAGCCCGTATCCCCACGGCACGTCAGCGCCGCAGCCCTCACATGTTTGCATGCCACCGAACACCTGGACGGGCACAAGCTTGACCCTGACCAGCGGCTCGCCGGCGGGTGCGTGCTCAACGTCAGCCTTCTCGGCAACGACGGGCTGACTCATAACGCGCTCCTTCTCCCGGTGACTGGCCGGCCATCCACTAGATGCGGCGCGCCGCCGTCTTCAGCCACGGTGATGTCGTAGCCGAGGACCATATCGCCCTGTTGCGGCTCCCACTTTGTCTCGTCCCTGGCCTCGTCGTCGGCGTCGGCTGGCAGGAACGCGCGGCGGATCGCCTTGTACCATTCCAGGTCCATCACCCAGTGCGTTGTGACCAGCCTCCGCCATGATGGGTGAGCGTCGTACTGGGCGCGGCAGAGCACGTCGTATATCGCTTTGCCGTTCATAACGCGCTCCTTCTCCCGGTGACGCCACTAACAGGCAGGACGGAACGTCTACGGTGCGGTCACGCCAGGAAAAGCTCCCGGCGATGGTGCCAGTGACCGCAGTGGATGTGATACCCGTCGCGGTCATAAGGAAGACCGCCAGGTGGCATACCGCCGCACATCTGCCACATCCACTGTTCGTCTCGTGGCCCCGTGTAAGACAACCAGCAGCACGTCCACTCACTGGGACCGGCCAGCACTGCGATGTCGGTAACGAGACGTTCGAGTAGCGCTCTCCGCGCACCTTCCTCATGAGTCATCAGACCGCACCCTCTTCATTGATGACGTGCAAGCGCGGAGGAACAGGGAGTTTCTCGACCGCTTCTGCTGCCCCAGCGCGACTGTAGGCCGCATAGCCAGCAGTCGTGCTCGGGCTCTGATGCCCGAGCAACTCCTGAGTTAGACGCAGATCACGAGAGGCGCAATAAATCTGAGTCCCGTACCGGTGACGAAGCTGGTGCAGGGTCGCGTCCACGCCGCATTCCCGCAGGTGCCGGCTCGCGATCTTCGACACGACACCCGGCGTGTTCGGGCCGCGCTGCCCGTCGCGGCGCGCGAACACGTACCCGGTCCGGGGCAGCCCGGCGGCGGCGAGCTCGGCCAGGACGAACGAGCTCAGCGGCACGACCCGCTCGGTGCCGCCTTTCGACGCCGCTGCCGTCACGACCAGCACCGGCGGGACGGCGTACTCCTGCACGGACTCGCGGCGCAGCAGCGCGATCTCCTTGGCCCGCAGCCCGCACCACGCGGCGAGGACGATCCACAGGCGGACCCGCGGCGGCGCGGCGCGCAGCGCGGTCATCAGGTCGTTCTCGCTGACGGGGCGGGGCAGCATCCGGTGCTGGCGGGGCGTGGGCAGGTTCGCGGCCGGATTGTCGGGGCGTACACCGCGCGCGACGAGCCAGGAGTAGTAGGCGCGGGCGTTGGTGATGTAGCAGCGGACGGTGCGGTCGCCGCCGGGCAGGCTAGTCCGCCACTCGGCGAGATGCGCTTCGGTGGCGTCCTCGAGGGGGACGGGCAGCGCGCGCTGCAGCCGGGCCAGGACGATGCGGCGCTGGTAGACGGTGGCCGGGGACCGTCCGGCTTCAGTGAGGTAGGTGAGATGGGCGGCGACTGACGGGCGCATGGCGTGGTTGCCTTCGTCTAGACCGGCGGGGTCCAGGTGGTGCCGGGGCCGCAGCAACACAACGCCGCTGATTGTAGTC